TTTTTTGAATACGATTGAAAAGGGCACGAGCGCCGCTAGTGCGACCATCAACTTTATCTTTATTACCCTTCTTATACTTACGATGTTGTCTTGGGTTTACCATTACAAAGGCAGGGGGTAGTGCTAGACCTTCTCCAGATCCAGCAACATTCATCATTTCATTCAAATTAGGTTTAGACTTTTCAGACATTCCTGGTCAACATCCTCGTTTAGTGAAGGTGGTAATCTATTTAGAAACAACATAAACGCCTTGATTTGAGACCAATACGTTGCTTCAATTTTATAAAACAGGAGTGGGGTTCCTGCATCACCAAACACATTATACAGTACAATCACATGATTTAGAATGAGATGGGTTTTCAATTCACCCGTCGTCTCATATCTTTTTAGTAATCTTTTGATGTATTTGAATCTTTTTAGATCCTCTTCAAAATCACTATAAGTTACGGACGACGGGTTATTGTAATTTTGTATGGCAAAGAATAACCAATTATCGTGTGTCAGTTCACTAAAGTTCATTCAGATCATGCCGCAGTTACGGTGAGAGTTGCAGAGTCCGAAGTAACTTCCTCTCCACCAACAGATGATGTGAGCTTGACACGATACTTCTTACCGCTGTCAGCAGTTGTAAGACCAGTAAGTGCAAGTGATGCGCTGTTAGCACCAGAGATGTTGCTCCAGCGAGTACCAGTTGCGGTCTGAACTTGCCACTGATAAACAACCGATCCAGAATCAGAAGCAGCAGTAATTGTAAAGGTAGCAGCAGCAGTAGCAACGGTAGCAACGTCGAAGGTTAGATCAGCAGCACCGCCACCACCTAGATCAGCATCATCGATGGTGATTGTTTCGTCAACAACGAAACCAGAACCAGCACCAGTTACTGTTACAGTAGCAGCACCAGAACCATTAACAACTACGCTGAATGTAGCGCCAGTTCCAGCAGCATCGGTGATGTAATCGGTAGCAGCAATAGTGTATGTGCCAGCGGTTCTTAGAGCATCAGCAGCACCAATAGTATCAACAGTTAGAATACCGCCAGCAGGAGTTTTGGTTGACTGGTTAGTTGGTTGTGCAGAAATAGTAATGGCAGATGCTACGTCAGCAGCAACTGGATCATCAAGGTCGGCAGTATTTGCAGGAGCATCTTTGAATGCTACGAGATGCTGTGCCTTATGACGGGTGTTGCCATCAGCATCGGTGTATGTGAAATACTCCCACCATCCAGGAGCAGTTAAACCACGCTCGATGTTCTCGGCAAGAGTTGCTTCTACATCATCAATATAAACAGTTCTACGAGCAGCAGTTGCATAACCCTGAGCACCAGCAACTGTGCTGTCGCCGTCAACAATCAGGGTATTATCCCAATCGTACTTATCAACAGAGTTCTTCTCTGTTGTATTGAGTACTTTCAAACTTTGTGCGTTTGTTTCAGCGCGACTATACAGGGTCATGGATACACTCCAGAATACTTATCGATTTCTAATTTTTATTTATGTTGTATTTACATAACGCTCTAGAAGTTCAACTACTAGTTTCTTGGTGTGGCAAGAATTTAGAGCAGCGAACAATAGTGGTTTTACAATTTCTACAAGTTGTCCTAGCATGATTAGAGACCAAAATCTACAAAAATATTTATAGTTATCTGTCTCTTACGCTCAACATGTAATCTGTAGCAGTTTGAATATAGTCAGTCGCCATCGTGATTTTCGACTGAACCCACTCTGGTAAGTTATCCGCAGGTTGTAGCATATCATGAAGTTGTTGTGCATTCCTGACAATACCCTTTAGTTGAGTCTTTGCCATATCACCTTCATAATCATACTCACCTTTATCATAACTTTCGTTCGTTGGCTTTGTCACCATACCTTTCTGTCCATCGTTGACAGTAGGCATTACTTCAACAGTTCCCTTCTTTTTACCCTTGCGTTCTTTGCTATCGCATCCACACTCCTCGCGGAATTGTCTAAAGTTCTTCATGACTTTTTCTTCATCGCCATAATTTTGCTGATCTTCTTACGACGAGCATGTAAGTACTTATCTGACTTATCGTGATCACCGTCGTTGTCGATATCTTTATCTTCTTGTCCGACTGGATCTAACTTCTTCTCTGTTAGTTCAATCTCTTCTTTCTTCATTTTATTCTTATGCTTCCAAGCAGTAGCATAAGCAATTGACTTTTCATCATCAGTCAGTTTGCCATCCTTAGCATATGACTTCTTAATGTGCTTTACCATACGCTCAGACTTTTCGCCAGGAGGTGCCTTCTCTTGAAGATCCTCTTCACCTTCATACTCAACACCAGCCTTCACGCAGTTGTTGACTTCCTTGCCACCCTTTACTTTAGTGCCTTGCTTCTTATAACCTTTCCAGCAAGTTTTGAAACCGTTGTCATCCTTACCGTCCATCTTGACTTTCTCAAGAACATAGACTTCACCATCAATCTCATACTCTTCAGTTTCCAGAACCTCATACTCTTCGTTCTTAGGAGCACTTTCTTGGCCTACATAAGCACCTTTCTTAGGAGCTTTCTTTTTCTTTGTGATATCTTCAATCTCTGCTCCATGTGACTGAGGATCCATACCATCAAAAGGTGCTTCTGATAGATTGAGTTCTACAGGCTGAGTGTTTTGGAAACAATCACCTCCCATCCAATTACCATACGCTTCCATCAAACCAGATGAAAACTGATCTTGGTTATGAACTGTATTAATTGGTTTCTGGTACTGCATCGTTATAGTAAAGTTCTTCTCGTATTATTTATAGTCCTGATATTCTTGATCCACTCTCTGAACATCTCGCCATCTTCAGAGATTACAATAGCGTAGTTTCCACCAACGCGATGAATGGTTCCCTTCTCTCCATTACGAGAAGACATAACAAAGTCTCCCTCTTTGAATACCTCTTGGTGGCGTTGTTGTTGGCGTAATGCCTCTTCGCGTAGTTTTCTAAAGTCTTTCATACATTCATTCCTAAAGTATCTTGCATATTAAAAGCATTATTCTTAGATCTAAGATCTACCCAAGATTTGTATCTATCAAAATTTAGCATAGATACAAACTTATATTCTAGAGTAAGTTTTTCACCAGAAGTATATTCATATAAAACAGAATATAAAATTTTTCTTTTTGTTAAAACATTATCATAAAACAACTGCCAAAAATTAATCTTTGACGATCCATCTTCCTTGGATGTAGATACAACAATCTTTTCACACAAGTATGCCAAGTTGTTTAATGAAAATGGATATTGTTTTGATTCTGCTGGATACTTTTTAATCCACTCGTCAATATCCATATTAGTATTGGCGGCATCGACATATTGTTTTGTTTTTTTAACATCTTTATATTTGATGTTATTAGCGATAAAAACTTTGATCAAAGATAACTCTGTTGAAGTATAATTATAATTATCAAGTGGATCATATCTATACTTCACAGATCCCATTAACTGATTCGCCTTTTTCAATATCGATATAAATTGCTGTCTACTAATATTTCCCATTTTAACATTAGCTCTGTTATTAGCATCGGTCCAGGATGATCCAGAAAATTCTGCAGTCTTAAGCAAATCATGTAATGCTTTTATTGGAAAGAGTGTTTCTTGTTTATTCTTATACTTCTTTCTGTATATAAGAGCATTACTAGCAACTATAGCAGAACCCTTTGAAGAATTCGTTTTATTCGCCAGTCCCCTAAACCAATCACCAACTTCTTTTTCATTTTCAAAAGCATCTTTAAATTTAATCGTAGCAGGATTTGAAGCCAATCTAGATTTTACACTAACCTTTATTGAATTGTTTTTGTTATAAAAAACTTCAAAATCAGTTAGTGGTTCGTTGGCAGCAATAGGCATATAGATTCTAACATCATTTGGATTTACGGAATTGATTTGCTCTCTAGTCCACCCAAGTCTAGATGAAAGAAATGCAGCATCCTTCATTTCTATTATTCTAGCAAGCTTTAATGCAGAAAGAACCTCAAACAATTCCGAACTAAAATCACTAGATCCTATACTGGGAACTTTTAAATCTGTATTTCCATAAGCATGATCTATAGATTTTATAAATGTGCTTTTTGAAGCTTGGGAAATCGGTTGACTATTAATAAATTCTAAAAGCAATTGCTTAAATCTTCTGGATGATAATTTGTTTCCAAGTAATCTTCTTACTTTATTTGGTAGGAATTTTTTAAATGGTGTCTCTAATTGTTCTCCACTATCTGATTTAGACTTCAAAGATAGTTTAAGAATAACAGAGATATCTTTCTTTTCTCTCTTTCCAGTCTTCTTATTAAGAATAGTTTTCTCGTATTTTATCTGAACATTAAGAGTTGGATTTTTCCCCCCAGCACCAACTTCAAGATTCACAAATCCATTCTTCAATCCATATCTCATCAGATTAGAATATGACTTTATCTTTTGAATCAAGGAATTGATAAAAAGTATTCTCACAGATCTGGTTTTCAAATCGGTTATAGATCCATCATCAATAAACATTTTATATTTTAATGGAGTTGGTTTATTAATTTTTGCAGTGCTAAAGTGCTGATTAAATTCAGCACCTTGAATGTATCCATCGTTTTTATTGAGTGGAATTTTAGCTCCAGAATCATCTATAGAAAACTGAAATCCCTGCTTTGTTTCATATAGATCTGCAAAAGTCTCTTCACACAAATGCTCGATAGCATGAATTGTGTAGATAAATCTAGAAAATTTTGATGGGAGACTAGATCTAAGTTTTTCGTCTAGTTGTGCTCTGGATATTCTCATGACATTCCCGACAGTACAGTATCGATATACATCTCAACAAATCCATCATCCCTCTTTACGCTATCTGGTAATCCACTCCTAATAGTCTTTACATCTCCATCAACAGCTGCTTGTCTCATTTTACTTGCAGACATACCAGTAACATCATCAGCATCTGGATCTCTTGTACCAGCACTCTTGATTTCAACAGTATTCATATTATAGTCTTTACCATTATATTGTTTGATAAATTGAAATGCTGGAACACGATCAGAACCAACCACAAAGATAGCATCGGTATATCCCTTACCCTCCAACCACTTCAACGCCTTGATAGCATCACGGATGGTTTCATCCAAAATGATATTATTCTTATGAGAAGGAAACATCATCTGCATGAAAGATACTTTCTGAGCAGCGGTCAAAGGATTCTTCCCTTTTTTATCTGTGGTATGACTAGGAAACACGTAGTAATCATTACCTGCAGCATACTCCTTGACTTTATTTATCAATAGCTCATGACCAGCAGTAGGAGGATTGAAGCGCCCAAACGTGAATACGGCGACCTTTGCACCTTCGCCAACAGGAGGACGCCAGGACTTTTCAAGCGTAAAGTTGGCACGAGAAAACTCAAGACGATCAACAATCTTGACTGCCTTGCCATCTACGATAGCAACATAACCTTCTGGTTTGGTAACCACAAAGTTATCACCACTACGAAGAAACACACGAGTATCGCTGAGACCAGCAAGCTTCAGGTTGATCAGGTTCTTAGCATTCGTGAAGGAGTTATACATCACGATGAAGGCTTTGAAAGCGGACTTATTACTCTCCAAATAGGAGATACCGTTAGCAAGAATATCGCGGTACTGTGCCTTAGACTTCTCAGTTTTCAGACTCTCTACTTTCTCAACCAGAGACTTCTCAAACGCTTTCGTGAAACCTTCGATGAACTTATTCACATTAGTAATCGTCTTACCTTCCTTCACATAGGAGTTGGTAAAACGCTTCATGGTATAACCAAGTGTGAACTGCTTTCCTGCTTCGTGAGCGATAATCTCAAGAAACTCTTTAGCAGCAGGAGCATTTCTAGAAACAACAGAGATAACAGACTTCAGCACACGCTCCTCAGAAGGAGTGAGACCAGATTTGGCGCTGATATTATCTACAGTAGCAGTTGCCAGGAATACGTTACGAGTAGATTTAAGATTGAACTGATCAACACCAAAACCAGCAGACAACGTATTGACTGGACCAGTACCGCCGTAATACGTATGAAATACAGCACCGATCTTAGCGGTGTTTACTGCTTTACCCAGATCGCTATCTAGAGGCCAAGCATAAGTTAAGGTGTTAGGGGTAGCAGTATAGAAACGTTCACCATCAATCGTTTTGGTTTGAACGTCTTCATCCGTGAAAAGAAGATCTCCCTGAATAACTCCTTTGATGTTAAGTTCAGGAAAATACTTCAAACAATACTTCAGTTTCTTGGCAAGGTCAGGAATCTCGCCATGGTTCTTATCAATATCTTCTTCGGTAAAATTTACCTTGGGTTCTTTCTTGTTGAATACAGACTTGGTGCCAACAAAGAAGTTTCCGCTCTCTGGGTCGATGCCACAAACCACAGCAGGAGCGCCATCCCATTTGGTAGTAACCTTGACGTTGCCAGTAGGACGCCCGCCAAGTTCATCAATAAAGCTTTGAATTAGATCCTTGGAGGCGACATATCCATTATACCCATAATTAATCAGCTCGTCCTCCAGGTGCTCCAGGTGCTTGTTCTGGGTTGCCATCTACGGAGAAAGGGGGTCACCCTTATTTAGGTTCCCCCCTATCATAGCAAATCAGCGGTCGTCTGCTGCTCGGTTTTCAGAGTAGTAGGCGTCGAATGTGCCTTCAGGATACCGTTTGGACAATTTGCGAATGTTACCATCCAGCACCTGTTCCATAGAAATTCCTAATGCTTGAGTTGCCTGAGCGACATACCACATAATATCACCCAACTCAATAATAAGATGCTCTCGGTTATCGTCGTTCCAAGGCTTACCTTGGAAAACCATCTTCTTAATGATCTCAAGAAACTCACCGCCCTCAGCGTTAATGCCAACGCCAGCAGTAAGCAGTCGTTCAATATTGGCGCCCTCACGATCAAGCTCGCCAATTCGATCAGCAAAGTCAACAAAGTTCGTAGAAGCTTTGCTTGTAACTGCTGCCACAAACTCTTC